GCGCAAAATAGACAATACAGTCTTCCAAAAATATCAAGGATACCACTTCTAACTACATTCTACATTTACAGCAGGGGCGCAAATGCTACTTAATTATAAGCAAGTAAAACAACAACTTAGGTGCGGCGGAATCCTTTTATCCGAAGCCATCAAAGAATTAAACATCAATCCTACCGTCTACGGAAACACAAAGTTACTGACGCCAGATCAGTACAACAGTGTAAAGAACTTCATTGCCGCAAAAAGACCTGTGCCGCGGGCCAGATCCACAAATACCAGAACCGCTACTGCAGTACAGCTACAGTTGCCGCAAGAACAAACAGAAAGCGCCCCTCCTTTGCGTGTACAACTGAGCCGCAGTGATTCGTACTATGCGGAACTCAGGGCGCAAAATGCGTATCGTTTGCTTAAAGAATCCAAAGATAAATTGAATTACAAAGAATCTTCTAGGATAACTTTCTTGGATAGATTCACTGTAGGATTTAAAGCTGAAGCGGCCTTTGCACGCTTGTTTGATTTGCCAATGCCGTCTGCGGCACCCATGTGGTCAGATGGGCGCGTAGACTTTTGGGTCAACAATATTTCTGTAGATATCAAGGCTAGCACATTTTTTGGCGCTGACCCACTTTTAGTGTTTGACAGTGCCGAAAATTTCGGGTCTGATATTGCTTGCTTGATGCAGACTACAGACGAAGACATGGATGTCTTCACCTTTAACGGATGGATTTGCCGAAAAGATTTTTTGGCCCAAGCGGCCACAACAAATTTTGGACAGGGCAACCGTCTGTACGTATCTTCCAGTAATCTTCAGCCTATTGAACGGCTGTGGCGTTTCTTCAAGGAAAATCAAAATGAAACTCAATACCAGAACACCAGAATCTTTTCTGCCAGCGATCTGCGTTGATCTTGAAACCACAGTTCAAACAGATCAAGAAAGAGGCATAAAAGACAACAGCCCGCACAATCCACTAAATCAGATAGTATCGGTACATTGGCGCTTCATTGACGCTGATGGAGTCTATTCGGCCCCAAAGCACTTTGTACTGTTCCATAAGGAAGTACAAAAGCAGGATGCTGCCGACATAGACATTTCTGGTTTTGTGGAAGACCTAGCGGCTGCAAATACTTTTGTGGCCCACAACGCGAAGTATGATTTAGCATATATAGAATCATTCTTTCCGCCAGAAGTTCTATCCAGCGTACCAGAGCGCATTTGGTGTACAATGGTCACTGAGTACATCCTAGCGCGCAGTGTACGTACCCCCCTTAGTTTGGAACAGACAGCCATTAGGCGCGGCGTATCGCTCAAGAAGACAGACCTTGTAAGCAATCTATTTAAAGGCGGCATAGGCTTTGAAGAAATGCCGCTGGACGTAGTTGTTGAATACGCTGACGCCGATGTGCTGTCTACCTGCCAGATATTTATCCAGCAATTACAAGAAATGTTTGCGCCAGACAATGGCGGCCTGCGCCATGTTCTGGAGTTGTCTTTTGACATGCTTAGATTCCTGCAGCACATCGAAGACAACGGCATATGCATTGACCTATGCGTCTTGGACCAAGTCGAACAGGAATACGTACAAGAAAAGGCTCAGGTACTTGGGCGCCTTGAAGATATTGCACGCCACGTAATGGGCGACACGCCCATCAATTTAAATAGTGGCGCCGATGTGTCCATGCTTATCTATTCGCGCAAGATTGTAGACAAGGCGCTACACAAGCAAGTGTTCAATATAGGTACGGATGCACGCGGCAAAAGCTTGCGGCCCCCACAAATGTCTGATCGCCAGTTTATTGGGCATGTCCGCAGCAATACGGAAATTGCCCGCAAGACTGTTGCGCACAACTGTTCTAGCTGCAATGGCTTTGGCAAGATTAGAAAAACAAAGAAAGATGGCACGCCCTTCAAAAAAGAAACTAAGTGCGTTAGGTGCGCTGGCGCTGGCCTTATCTTTGTACAGTTGCGCGAAGTTGCTGGTTTGCGCCTGTCGCCCGAATCAGCCGAAGATGCTAGCGCCAATGGCTTTAAAACGGACAAGGCCACCATCAAGCGCTTACAATCCAAGGTAGCCTACTGGGAAGACACAAACCCTTTAAAGGAACAGGCGCAGCAATTCTTGCAAGGCTTGACGCGCTTGAATGCCATCAATACCTACCTAGATTCCTTTGTACGGAACATAAAGCACTGGACTAGGGAAGATGGTTTGTTGCATGCCCAATTTAATCAGACAGTTACGCGCACTGGGCGCCTGTCTTCCAGCAATCCTAACTTCCAGAACCAGCCCAAAAGCGGCAAGTTTCCTGTGCGCAAATGCGTAGTTTCGCGCTGGCAGGCCCAAGGCGGCCAGATTATCGAAGCAGACTTTAGTGGCCTAGAATTTAGGGTAGCAGGCGAATTGAGCCGTGACCCACAGATTATTGCCGACATCTTTGACGGCAAAGACGTACACAAACAGACGGCCTGCATCATCAATCAATGCAGTCCTGCCGATGTTTCCAAAGATATGCGCCAATCCGCGAAGGCGTATACGTTTGCGCCGCTGTACGGTGGTATGGGCGCAAGCGAACCCCCTCATGTGCAGGAGTATTTCAAGGAGTACTTCAATATCTACGAACGATTAGGTGCTTGGCATAAGGAACTGATGACAGGCGTCCTAAAAACTGGCATCGTTCGTACACCTTCTGGCAGGGAATTCCATTTTCCTGACGCGCACAGAACCCGAAGTGGTAGGGTTACAAACGCTACTGCTATCGTCAATTACCCTGTCCAATCCTTTGCTACAGCCGACATAGTGCCTTTGGCATGCGTAAGGGCATTGCGGTTATTCATGGAAGAAAAGCTGCACAGTAAAATCATCTTGACCGTGCATGATTCTATTGTTGTGGACTGTTACCCAAATGAGCAGGGCAGTGTCTTCCATCTTTTGTATGAGGCCATGTCCTCTGGAATAGCTGATGATATCAAGAATAGATTCGGCTATGAGCTTTGTATGCCGCTAGACATCGAAATTGTTTGCGGCCCTAATTGGATGGAAACTTCCGAAGTAGATGCTTCCATCTACACTAATCCTAATTAACTTAACTAGTTAAGGTGCTTAAAATGTCTAATACTAATAATCTTCCAGCAACTGCCGCTGACCTTACTCCAGAAATGATGCAACTGCTTGGTACAACAGCGCCCACTGGCGGCGAAACTGAGCGCTTGCCGCAACTAAAGATCAATTCAAAGCGCAAGGACAAGCAAAACCGCAAGGTTCCGCAAGGCCATTTCTTTGTGTCCGGCTTAGACAACCAGAATGAATTGGTATATGCCGAATCAGTTAAACTGCGCGTACTGAGTCAACTGTATCAATGGATACATTATGACCCCGAACAGAATAAAGTAACTAATAAGACGATTCTGATCCCTTCCTTTAACCATGAAGCAAGGGACATGGGCGGCACAACACGCTGCGGCAAACCAACCAGCAAGGACTTGCGCGAAATGTCCAAGGCTCAACAGGCCAAGTACAGCGACATTCGGTGCTTCCGGCAATTGCGCGGCCTAGTTTCGTACACTGGCCAGACTGCTGACGGCGAACAAGTTACCCTTGAAAATGTTCCTTGTATTTTGTTGCTAAAAGGGTCAAACTTTAGCCCCTTTGAAGATGACATGGTCAAGACCTTGCCACGCGGCAAGAACTTCTATGACTACTGGTGTGACGTTACCGCCGAAGAACGCGAAAACGGCAGCGTTACGTACTATGTCATGCGCTTTTCGCCCAATTACGCCGAACCTGCGTCCCTAGACAAGCCCACCATTGATACAATGCTGCACATGGCTACGTTAGTTAAGCAGGAAAATGAACGCATTGAAAAGGCGTACGACAAAGCCCTAGCCAATGAAAAGGGCATTCAGACGGCAGTAAACGCCTTGGCCAAATCGGCCTTGGATTCTGACTTTGAAGACGTAGACGATGATAATGTGGAGTACGCATAATGCACCCAGAACTTTCAGCATCTACAATAGAGCATAATGAACTGCGCAAGCAGTTTAGGGAAAATTGCAACGCCATTATCCAGCGCCAGATTCCGTGTACGGTCAAGGATAATATAGAAGGCGCCACAGAGTTTGGCGCCGAAATTGACAGGTTCTTGCGCCAAGGCGGTTCTGTAAAGAAGTTTCCTAGCTTAGATATTCTTGGCGGCGTCCATGAGCTAATGGAGCTTGAGGAAGTTACGGAACAAACTGGTTTTGGCTCTAATACAAACTTCTATTTCGGTTCGACTTTGTACGGCGACACCCATAAAAGGTACTAGCCTAGGCAAACAGCCGCAATTTAAGTAATTCCATTCAACGTACAAAGCCTGCGCCATTGGGTATTTATTCTTAATGTGCGCAGGCTTTTTTGTCTTGAGTACATATGCCTATGAGTATTTCACCGTTGCAATTGTTTATACGTTCTACCCTAGAAGAATTATCTAATGGGCGGCCTCTTGACGTTGCGCCAGAAGAACTAGAGCAGGCCATCAAGGAAGCTGTACAAGAATTTGAGGAAGGATTGCGCAAACAATTATTTAGGAAAAAAGAACCTTTCCGATTGCGCATGAGTAACATTGGGCGCCCTTCCTGTCAGCTACAGCTAGATGCCGCAAACGTAGATGAACAGCTACCAAAGAACCAAATGCCGTACAACCACATCATGCGCATGATGCTGGGCGATTTATCGGAGGTTCTTGTAAATCTAATAATTAAATTGTCTGGCGGCGCCAATATCACAGGCGCCAAGACCAAAGTCGCATGGCAACTGGCCCCTGACACTGTAATCGAAGGCGAAGACGATATAGAAATAGACAATAAGGTCTATGACGTAAAGTCCGCATCGCCTTGGGCCTACGACAATAAATGGGCAAAGGGCTGGGAAAGTCTGGCAGCCGATGACAGCTTTGGTTATATAGGGCAATTGATTGGGTACGCCAAGGGCCAAGGAAAAGAGCCGGGCGGCTGGATCGTCCTAAATAAATCAACTGGCGAAGTCTGTGTCGTAGAATTTGAAATGCCGGAACGCGACATTCAAAAGGTCATCGAAAACTGCAGGGCAACTGCCAGCCTTGTACAAGACACTAGCGCCCCCTTTGCCAAATGCTTCAATGACATAGAAGAGGAATTCAATGGAAAGAAAACTGGAAACCGGCGTTTGCCTGCCATATGCGGCTTTTGCCAATATATTCGACACTGCTGGCCTGACGCTCAACTCAAGCCCCAAACCATGTCTAAGGCAAAAAATCCGCGCATGTATTGGTATTCAAGCTATCAAACAAAGGCTGATGATGCACTATAGGAACTATACAGCAATCAAGCTGGGATTTCGTTCGGGCCTAGAAATGAAGGTCGCAGAACAATTAAAGGAATTGGGCGTAGACGCGCAGTACGAAGCCATCCGCATTCCGTACAAAGTGCCTGCGGTAGTGCGCAACTATACGCCTGACTACGTGCTGCCAAATGGCATTGTCATCGAAACCAAAGGCCGATTTACTTTGGAAGATCGCAAAAAACATTTGCTTATCAAGGAAATGTATCCGGCGCTAGATATACGCTTTGTATTTTCTAATCCGCTAAATAATTTGCGAAAGGGCAGCACTACAACCTACGCCGATTGGTGCGACAAGCATGGCTTCTTGTATGCGCACAGATGGGTAGCGGCAGCATGGCTGGAAGAAACGCTGCCTGCGGAGTCTAGGGATGTGCTGCAGCAATTCAAAAACCATAAAAGTTCTAGCAGAAAGGCAGGTACGCGTGGAAGAAAATAGTAGACCCGAATTAAGCGGATTTGATAGCGCCAAGATAACCTTCACTATTGACGGCGAAGGCGATGTGGGTACAAAGGTGCGCCTTCAGTACGATGAAGATGTAGACCAAGATTTCTTGGAGTACGTAACTACTATCATGGCTGGCATGTACGGCTTGATTACGGCGTCTTTGACGGACGATAACCAATTGGAAAATCTGATAAAGATGGGCGAAATTGTGCGCCAGAAGTCTGACTTTGACAGCAAGTTTGCGCAAAGCATTGTGGACAATACAGACGATTCTGATGATCTTGACGCGCAAGATGCGCAAGATGAGCCAACAGCCACCAAGGTTAAGTACTTGATATGACTGAATCTATATCTAGTAAGCAAGTATCTGGCGGCCACAATGACTACTATGATTTGCCGCCCCATGCCAAGCAATTGCGCCACCTTATTTCGTACAAGGCTATGAGTAAGTCGCGCGGCGACATCTTCAAGGCATGTTATCGCCTAGGCGAAAAAACCGGAGTTGATATAGAATACGATCTTCAAAAGATGAAGTTCTTCATTGAAGATTTAATCGAAATGCACAAGCGCGGAGAACATCTATGACCATCAATACCCCCAATAACATTGTAAAGGACTATGCACGCGACAATCTGTTTGATCCACTGGGCCTAGCGCGCCTGCGCGAAAGCTATATGCGCGAAGACGAACAATCACCACAGGACAGGCTGGCGTATGTTTCAAATATATTTTCCTCAAATCCTGACCATGCGCAAAGGCTATACGATTACAGTAGCAAGCATTGGCTTTCCTATTCCACTCCTATTCTTTCTTACGGACGATCCAGAAATGGATTACCCATATCTTGCTTTCTAAGTTACTTGGAGGATAGCGCCGAAGGTCTGGTAGATACACTGAGCGAAGTAAACTGGCTGTCCATGCTGGGCGGCGGCGTAGGCATTCATGTAAAGATTCGGCAAGTCGATGAAAAGTCTACAGGCGTCATGCCGCACCTAAAGGTCTATGATGCGTCCAGCCTAGCCTACAGGCAAGGGCGCACACGGCGCGGATCGTATGCGGCGTTCCTAGACATTGACCATCCAGATATTCTGCAGTTCTTGGAAATGCGCAAACATACAGGCGACCAGAACTATAGGACGCACAACCTGCATCATGGCATCAATATCAGCGACAAGTTCATGGAGCATGTAAGGGCCGCCATGCTTGACCCAAACCATGATGATACTTGGGAACTGATTTCGCCCAATACAAACAAAGTAGTCAGCACCATTTCGGCCAAGTACCTTTGGATGAAAATCTTGGAAACAAGAATGCTGACAGGCGAACCATATCTAATCTTTTTAGATGCGGCCAACAAAAAACTGCCGCTATGGCTACAGTACAAGAACCTATCTGTACATGGCTCTAACCTTTGTACGGAAATATTCTTGCCGACAGGGCCAGATCGCACTGCGGTTTGCTGTCTATCTTCTGTAAATCTTGAATACTTTGATGAATGGCGCAATGAGCCGCAATTTATTCCAGACATTATGGAAATGCTGGACAATGTCCTAGATTTCTTTATTTCAGAAGCGCCGCCTTCTGTTGTGCGCGCTAGGTATTCTGCGCTGCGCGAAAGATCAGTGGGCCTAGGCGCCCTAGGTTTTCATGCCTACCTACAAAAGAATCTTGTGCCGCTGGAAAGCGTGGCCGCCATTTCCATTAACCGCAAGATGTTTAAACACATACAAACCGAATGCAAGCGCGCTGACGCCCTTTTGTGCGAACTGCGCGGCCCATGCAAGGACGCCCAAGAAGCAGGCATACCACGGCGTTTCAGCCACTGGACGGCCATTGCGCCCAATGCGTCTACCAGCCTAATCATGGGCAATACAAGCCCATCCATAGAGCCATTCCGCGCCAATGTATTCCGCCAAGACACACTTAGCGGCGCCTACATCCAGCGCAATAAGTTTTTACAAAAATGGTTGGCGGACAATCTACTAGACACTGAAGAAATATGGGCCAGCATTACGGCCAATAGCGGATCTGTACAGCATCTTGTTGATGAACTGCCGCAAGATGTGCGCGACATCTTCAAGACGGCCAATGAAATAGACCAGACATGGCTAGTGGAGTTGGCGGCCCATCGTCAAGAGTACATCGACCAAGGCCAATCCCTTAATTTATTCTTTGCGCCAGACACAAATATAAAATATTTGCATGCTTGCCACTTTTTGGCTTGGAAGGCTGGCCTAAAGAGTTTGTATTATTGTCGCAGCGATAAGTTGCGCAAGGCTGACGCCGTAGGTACAAGAATAGCGCGGCAGCGTATTGAAGAAGAAAATAAGTTGATCGCGGACAAGGAAGCTATTCATAAACTGGCGTCTGCTGAAGAAGATGTCTGTATTGCCTGCGAAGGCTAATTTGTAATCCTAATTGCACTAGAGGGGGCGCAATTGAAAAAATTTACTAATGTAAATAAACAGTTCGGATACTGGACAGTCTTGAGCGAATCTTCGACAGAAATAATTATATCAGAAAAGAAGCACTGGTACTGCCGTTGCGTCTGCAATCGCAAGCTGCATGTGCGGGCCGATTCAGTAACTAGCGGCAAGTCCAAAAGCTGTGGCTGCCGCCGCTCTGAAGACCTATCCAAGTTTGAAGGCCAGAAGTTCAATTCTTGGACAATACTAAGTATCGGCATTATTCGCAACACGCACAGGTACGCTATGTGCCGCTGTGATTGCGGCTATGTCGCCGAAGTGCGGCTTTCCTCCGTACGGTGCGGCACATCTACGTCCTGCGGCTGTACGCGCAAAGGTGGCCGCACTGTGCTGCACGATCTGGAAGGCGAAGAATTTGGGCATCTGGTGGCGCTAGACGTACACCATACACATCCGCGCAGGGGCGCCTTCTGGCGCTGTCTTTGTAAGGTATGCGGCCAAGAAACCGTAGTACAACGCAGTAATCTGATAAATGGTACTACCAGTTCCTGTGGGTGCCGCAAAGGTCTGGGGAGCAAGGTTGCGGAATTGGCAGGCTGCGCCCCAAGCGCAGTTTCTGTAATCATGCACAACAAGTGGCGCGAAAAGAAACATGTCAAACCAGAACTGGCGGCCAAAGTAAAACAAATAGCCAAGGAACTTGGGTACAAGCCTTGGTACAATCTAACTATGTAAGATACGAAAGGTATATATAACCATGCAGAAAACGTCATCATTACAAGCAACTAGGGACTATTACAAACCTTTTAGCTATCCTTGGGCCTTTGAGGCATTCCAAGCGTCTGAGCAAATGCACTGGCTGTGGACTGAAGTGCCTATGCTGGATGATGTCAAGGATTGGCAGAATCGTTTGTCGAAAGATGAACAAGACTTCCTGACTAAAATCTTTAGGTTTTTTACGCAAGGCGACATAGATGTCAGTGGCGCCTACGTCAAAAACTATTTGCCGCACTTCAATGCGCCAGAAGTACGCATGATGCTTTCCAGCTTTGCGGCACGCGAAGCAGTTCATGTGGCAGCCTATTCGCACTTAATCGAAACGCTAGGAATGCCCGATACTATTTACAATGAATTTTTGGAGTACGAACAGACCAAGGAAAAGCACGATTTCTTTAAGCGCCTACAAGAAGACGAAGATTCTACCAATCAGATTGCCGTAAATATTGCGGCCTTTAGTGCCTTTACTGAAGGCATGCAACTATTCAGCAGTTTTGTAATGCTGCTGAACTTTGCGCGATTCGGCAAGATGCGCGGCATGGGCCAAATCATTGCGTGGTCAATTGCGGATGAAACGCTTCATACAGAAAGTATGATTAAGTTGTTCCGCGCCTACATCAACGAAAACATGGAGCTATGGAATGACATAACCAAGGCTAGGATTTACAAGACGGCGGAAATCATGGTGGACTTAGAAGATAAGTTTATTGATCTGTCCTTCGACAACAATAAATTATCTTTGGAAGGTTTGACGCCCGATGAAGTTAAGCGCTACATACGCTATATCTGCGACAGGCGGCTTATTTCGCTGGGGCTAAAGGGTATATTCAAAGTCACTAAAAACCCACTGGTGTGGGTAGATGGCATGCTAGGAGTGACGCACACAAATTTCTTTGAAAACAAAAGCGTAGATTACGCTAAAGGGGCTTTAACCGGATCATGGGAAGAAGTATGGGCATCCTAAGTTATTTATGGCGCTGGCTGGTGCTGGCAACTTTCTTGATGGCGTCCGCGCCACTAGCCATTTATTGCATAGACTTCTGGTACAAGGTATTCAATGGATATTAACAAGCTAACTGACAAGATACTGGATTGGGGGCGCGAAAAGGGCATCCTGCCGTCCGTAGTTCCTTACGCGCAATACACCAAGACAATCGAAGAAGTACATGAACTGGGCGCCGCCATTGCGGAACAGGACATAGAAGAAATCAAGGACGCCATTGGCGATGTATACGTGACGCTAGTCATGCAAACGCAAGCATGGGGGCTTACAATGGATGAATGCATAGAAAGCGCCTACAATACGATTGCAAAGCGCCAAGGACGCATGGTGGATGGTGTCTTTGTAAAGGAAGAAGTTTTTTCGGCGCCAGACTGATTTAGTCTTGACTGATGGACACAAGAATACTACTGTAGCCTTCAAGGGTCATGAGTACGATCCTTGCCCATTTTAATTTTGTACGGTGTATCGGCAGTACATCTATGGGGCAAGATTAAATGGGTGTGTATGTGTCCTTTCTGTTATTGAGGCGGGCAAGCCCTCTTCCGATTACGGTGGAGGGCTTTTCTATTCGCCCACTAAAAAGTCTGGTGCTAAAGATTTTATAGTGTTAACTGTCCTTTCAAATAAAGTCCCTTCCGTTTCTGGCCTGTAAATCCCAGCCTTTACAAGAAGCCTAATCATTGGCTTGTAGTCTATCTTACTACCTACACGTATTTTTTCTGCAATACGAATAAACTCATCTGGGTTAGACAAGGCTTCCGCTGTAAGTCTTTGAAAGCCAAGGGGGTCATTCATTCGCTTAATGAAGGCCGCGCCCAAGTTTCTTAGTTGCGCACCGGGCCGCGACAGAACGCCCAATGTGGCCGTAATTCCGCTTTCCAGCGCCTTCATTTGTTTTTGTATGGCCGATGTTTCTGAATCTAACGGCAGCCGTTTGGCCATGCCAGATTTCTGGATAAGCGAAGTTTCTTCAAACAACTGCCTAAACATTTCAATGACTTTAGGATTGTCCCTAAATACTTCGCGGCCAACTACTTCCCATCCAGTGTTTGCAAGATCAGACATTTCTGCTTGGGCAGTGGCGCGCAAAGGTCGTACACCTCCTGCAGCTTCGGTGGCTATACTTAATTCTTTTAGCCAAGATAAGTATGCGGATTTAAGCCCTTCCCTAGCTGGAAGGTCTAGGATCGTTCTGTTGTAAATTTCCCTAGTAAAGCTTTGGGCATTGGTTGGATCTTTAAATATACGCTTCATGGCCGCAAAGCCATTGTCTACAGGTATTCCTATCTTGTTCCTAAAGAATGCCCCCAGTTCCCTGCTCAACAATTCTGATTCGGCATTGTCTGCCGCAAGTCTGGCAGCATCAGCATCTTGAATTAGTCTAGCTTTATTGAATTGGTATTGGCTTAGTTTCCTAGCTAAGTCTAATATCTTATTGGCTTCGCTAGGAAAATTTTGCTCTATGATTGTGCCGAATCTAGTTAAGGATTGTCTGATTTCTGACAGATCCATATCGACAAGTTTACCTTGCGCGCTATACTTTGATTCAAGTTTTTCAAATACTTTGCCCGTAATATAGTCCATTACAAGTGGCGCCGATTGCCCTGCTTCTGAGCGTCCTAGCATTGACACTATCAATCCTGCAAATTCTTTGTTGTCTGGCGTAAGCGCATTGTCTAGCGCGCTCCGCGCTTCTGACATATACTTGGCGCCCTGCATCCCTTTAGCTACTGTGTTCCGGCGCAAAGTTCCTACAGCTTCTAATGCGCCCCCATCGTCCCAGTAAACAGCCCATTCTTTTTTGAAATACCGCAAAGCTTCTTCGGCATTAGCCGCCACAGAAGGATTTGTGCTTTTAAGATCGTTTATAGCGTCTTCGTCAATGTACCGTTTCAGTTTTACTAAGCTTTTTGCCGCCCCTTTTGACGCTGGGTCTGCGCTAGCCATTAAACTATTGATTGTGTACGTAAGGCCGGGCCGCAAATCTGTAAACAGAAACGCAAAGT